CTACGGGTGCCCAAAGCTATAGCCTGGACACCGGTCAGACGCGGCAGGTCGTCAGCAAGGCCCAGCTCGGATCCCTACAGCTGACTCTCCAGAGACTCGAGACGCGGCTGGCGACGTATCAGCAACGCCTCTGCGGCACGCAAACCTACGTGAGGCCGGGCTGGTAAAGTACCCGCTCCTGAATCGCCTCGTATCGAGGTTCTACCCTCCCCCAGCGACAACAGAAACGATCGAGCCCCGCGCGCTGCCCGTCATCAACGTGGATGCGATGGGCTCGTACCCCGCGCCCGCTCGGTACCAATGGCACGACGGCGAGAAATACCCCGGCGGCTTCGGCATCACCGACCTCTTGGTGGCCGACTACTACACGCTCCGCGCGCGGTCGACCCAGCTGTTCAAGACGAACCTCTATGCCCGGGGAATCATCCGGCGCATTGTTGCCAACTGCATCAACGTCGGACTCGCCCTCGAGGCTCTGCCCGACGAGCAGATCCTGGGCGTCGAGGAAGGCTCCCTCTTCGAGTGGACCGAGCAGGTCGAGAATCGTTTCGACCTCTGGGCATGGTCGCCGGCCCTCTGCGACCACAAGAGTCAGCAGACGTTTGGAGCGCTCCAAGCCGCCGCGAAGATGGCTGCGCTCATCAGCGGCGACGTTCTCGTGGTCTTGCACCAGGATTCCGTCAGCGGCCTGCCGAAGGTCCGCCTCGTCGACGGGTCACGGGTCGTGTCGCCCTTCGGCGTTGGGCAGAACGAGCCCTCCATTCCCAAGGGCCACGTCGTTCGCCACGGCGTCGAACTCGACGGTGACGGGCGGCAGGTCGCCTATTGGATCCTGTCTGCCGATGACCAGGGAGTCGAGCGCCGTGTCCAGCGCCTTCCCGCGGTGGGTCCCACGGGTCGTCGGCTCGCCTGGCTCGTGTATGGAACGGACAAGCTGCTCGACGACGTCCGCGGCGAACCGCTGCTCAGCCTGATCCTCTCGAGCCTCCGGGAGATCGACCGGTATAGAGACGCGGTACAGCGGAAGGCGGCCATCAACGCCATGCTGGCCGTCTTCATTCGCCGGGAAGCCGAAGGCCCTGGCACACGTCCCCTCACGAGCCTCGGAGGCGCTCAGGTCAGGGGGGCCTCCACCGTCGACAGCGCCCAGGTCCCGGGTGCCAAGCGAAACTACAACTTCACCGAGATGGTGCCTGGTGCCGTGCTCGATGAGCTCGGGCCCGGCGAGCAGCCCCACGGCTTCCCCTCGACCGGCACGGACGAGAAGTTCGGCGACTTCGAGGAAAGCATCGTCTCTGCCATCGCATGGGCGCTCGAGCTGCCTCCCGAGATCTGTAAGCTCTCGTTCTCGAGCAACTACAGCGCGAGCCAGGCTGCCCTCCAGGAGCTACGTCTCACACTGCAACTCTGGCGACAGGACTGGGCCGATCAGTTCTGCGTCCCGATCTACATCGACTGGCTCTTGGCAGAGACGCTGGGCGGGCGCATCAAGGCCGACGGTCTGCTCGAGTCGTGGCGCGACCCAACGCAGTTCGATCGCTTTGCCGCATGGACGGGCTCGGACTGGACGGGGGCTATCAAGCCTCACATCGACCTCGGAAAGACCGTCGCTGGGTTCCAGCAACTCGTCGAGAACGGCTTCATCACGCGCGATCGAGCTTCGCGTGAGCTGACCGGACAGAAGTACAGCCGCAACATCGCGAAGCTCAAGCGAGAAAACGAAATGCTCGCCGAAGCCAACAAGGCTCTGCGTGAAGCCGAGCAGGCGGCGGCTCCCAAGGCCCCGAACCTCCGCGTCGTCCCCGACAACGACAACGCCGACGAGGAAGAGAAGGAAGCAGGATGAGTTACTGGCTTCTCGAGCCTTCGACATTTCAGGCCCTTCAAGCGGCGCGACGTGACGCAGCCGCTCTCTCTGCCCGGGCAGAAGAATACGTCGCCAGGGTCGAGACTCGGGAAGGGCAAGCGCCGCGGAACCTCATGATCGCCGGGAGCACGGCAGAGATCCGGGTTCAGGGCACGCTCACCAAGCGACCCGATTTCATGGCCATGCTGTTCGGTGGCGGCAACACGACTTACAGCGACATCCGGGCGTCCCTCGCCATGGCCGAAACGAACCCGGCCATCAAGGACGTCGTCCTGCACATCGATAGCCCGGGCGGTTCCGCAGACGGGCTGATCGACACCCTCGATCACATCGCCACCTTCCGTAGCTCGGGGAAGAAGATCCGGGTTCGGGCGGAGAACGCCCAGTCGGCGGCGTACGGCATCGCAGCCGCCGCGGGCAACATCGAAGCCGTGGGCAGGGGCTCGACGTTCGGATCCATCGGCACAGCCGCCTCCTTCTGGGTGACGGACAGCATCGTCGAGCTGACGAACACCGATAGTCCTGACAAGCGCCCTGATCTCCGGACGGACGAGGGCAAGGCGGTCGTCGTGAAGTACCTCGACCAGCTCTCGGAAGAGTTCTTTCGCAGCATCGCTCAGGGACGGGGTGTCGACATGGATACCGTCCGGAACGAGTACGGCCGCGGTGCCTCCATGACCGCCGTGAACGCGAAGCGGCTCGGCATGATTGACAAGATTCTGACTACGGCACCGCGCGCGGTGACCACGAAAGGGAAAGCTATGAGTGACGATAGAGAGGACCGCGCTGCGGACCGTCGGGAGACCGACGCTGCTGTGCAGCGTGGCGTCGACCAGGAGAGGGACCGAGTCCTGGCTCACCTGACGATGGGGGAGTCCTGCGGTGACCTGAGCATCGCCCTCGAGGCAATTCGCTCGGGTGCCGGCATGACCCTCGAGCTGAATGCACGCTATCTGAGCGCTGGCATGAACCGCTCCGATCGGCAGCGGCGTCAGGTCGAATCGAACGCCGCCGAAGTCGCTCTCTCGGGCGTCGATCATACGGTGGCCCAGGGCGCAGCTGATCTCGGTGACCAAGTCGTGGCCCTCCTGAAGGGCTCGGAGAGGAGCTTCGTGCGTGGCTAATCTGACCATCACCAACAACGACATCGGCAGCGTCGTGCTCGAGCGTGTGGGCTCGGCAGACGGCACGCTGCAAAACGCTGACACCGATGACCCGGTGACCTTCGTCGAGGGAACGATCCTCGCCAGGCATTCGAGCGACGGTAAGTACTACCCTTTCGACCCCGCCGGTTCGAACGGCCTAAACGCGGCCAAGGCCGTCCTCACCTACGAGGTGACAGTGGCGGCCAATAGCGGCGCTGCCGTCACCGTGCTCACGGCCGGAAAGGTCAACTCGCGCCGCCTCGTGATCCACGGCGGCACGACCATCACCGCGGCACACCTCGACCAGTTGCGCGACTACTCGATCACTCCGATCGACGTCAAGCAACTCGGCCAGATCGACAACCCGCAGGCGTAAACACCATGAGCGACGCAAGCACCATCCAGCTGATCGACATGTACCTCGAGGAGGCAACGGCGCCGCTGTTCCTCTCGGGGTTCTTCCGTTCTCCGCCCGGCAACTTCCATACGAGCGAAGAGGTCGAGTTCGACATCCAGCGCGACTCGGAGGAGGTGGCCGTCGTCGTCACCGACCTCACCGTCGGACCGCGGCATAACGAGGCCTCTGTCTATACGAGCAAACGGTTCAAGCCACCGATCTACGACGAGGCTGGAGCGGTCTCCGCCTTCGACGTCATGAAGCGGCAGCCGGGACAGAACCCCTTCGCGAGCCCCGACTACGGAGCGAACGCGACGAGGGCTGCCTTCCAAATCTTCAGGAAGCTCGAGAACAAGATCCGACGCGCTATCGAGTGGCAGTGCGCCCAGGTGCTCCAGACGGGTCAGCTCACGCTGGTCGACTCGAGCGGCACGGCGCTCTACACAATCGACTTCCAGCCGAAAGCCACGCACATGGCCACGGTCAGCGCGACGTGGGCAACGAACGGCAGCACGGGGGCGCCCCTCACGGATCTCGCGACCCTCGCCAACGTCGTCCGTCGGGACGGCAAGATCGAGCCGAAGCGTGCCATCTTCGGTGACTCCGCGTGGCAGCGTTTCATCGCGAACGCCGACGTTCAGAAAACGCTCGACCTCTTGCGTCTCGGACTCGGTACCGTTGCTCCCGCGACGCGCGGTCAAGGTGCAACGTACCAAGGCACGTTCTGGATCGGCGGCCACTATCAGATCGAAGCCTGGACCTACTCCGGCGTTTTCAAGCATCCAGCGACCGGGGTGATCACGCCGTACGTGAGCCCGGACAACGTCATCCTTCTTTCCGATGGGCGACTCGACCTGACCTACGGTGCGATCCCGATCATCGTTCCGCCAGACCAGCGGGCACTACCCTTCCTTCCGCCGCGGATCTCCAGCGAAGGCCGAGGCATCGACCTCACCACCAACGCCTGGGTCACGCCCGATGGGAAGCAGGTCATGGTCAGCGCCGGAACCCGGCCGCTGACGATCCCGACCGCGATCGACACCTTCGCTCGCCTCGACGTCACCGCGTAATGGGGCTGAGGGAGCAGGCCGCGCTCGATAGCCAGGCGTTCCTCGGGGACTCGACCTCGGGATTCGGCTGGCCCTTCGTGCTCACGTCGCCCGCGGGCGTGAGCACAGCGCTCACGGGATACACGACCGACGTTGCGGTCACGATCGATCCTGACACCGGTCAGGCAGTCGCCGGCAAGAAGGCGTCCGTCGCGGTCTCCCTCGCCTCCCTGCCTGCAATGCCGACCGCCGTCGCCGACGAGCTCGTGAAGCCTTGGCTCGTGACGTTCGCCGACGTCCAAGGCGTGACCTCGAGTTGGAAGGTCATCGAGGTCTTGCCCGACCGAGCCGTGGGCGTCGTCGTCCTCTTGCTTGAGAGTTATGCCAGCGCTGATCTCTGAGGTCATCGGCAGCACGCAGGACAACGTCGAGACAGTACGAGATCAGATTGCGGCGATCCTGAAGGTCGAACTCGCCAACCAGGCGGTTCTGACTGGGCAATCCCAGCCGCGCGTCTTCCTCGAGCGGAGCAACCCATGGGGCATGTTCCTCGAGGGCTCTAGCTCGGAGCCACCCATCATCAACGTCTGGTTCGACACCCTCAGCTACGACGGCGCGGCGAGCAACATCGTCGAAAGGCAGAAGGCCGAGGCGACGTTCAACGTCGATTGCTACGGCTATGGCGTCAGCGTTGCGAACGACACGGGGCACGACCCGGGCGATCAGAGGGCGGCGCTCGAGTGTCAGCGCGCAATCCGTCTCGCCCGTCGCATCTTGATGAGCGGGCACTACACGTATCTCGGACTGAGGGGCACGGTCTGGAAGCGGTGGCCGCAGACGATCACGATTTTCCAGCCGCAGATCGACAACCGCGCTGTCCAAGGTGTGGTCGGCGGTCGCCTCGCCCTCACCGCCCAATTCAATGAGTTCTCGCCCCAGGTGACGGGCGACACGCTCGAAACCCTCTCGGTCGAAGTGCGGCGCGCTGAGACCGGTGAGCTGTATCTGCGCGCCGACTACCCAGAGGAATGAGAGTATGTCCGTAGACGCAACCGCAGTCGCGAGGGTCGTCGGCATCGAGACGACCTTCCGTGACCTTCGCGGAGGTGCTGTGCAGTACCTCCCGCAACACATCGGTATTCTCGGTCAAGGGGCGACCGCGTCCGCCGGCTACCCGCTGACGCCGTACCGCATCACGTCGGCCCCAATGGCGGCTCAGAGGTACGGGTTCGGCTCGCCCATTCACCTGGCAGCTCTCCAGCTCTTCCCCGTCACCGGCGGAGGCGTCGGCACCATCCCCGTCACCGTCTACCCGCTCGAGGACGATGACGCGGGCGTGGCCGCCGTCGGCAGCATCACGCCGTCGGGAGCGGCGGCCGGGGTGGCAACCTATTGGGTCCGGATCGCCGGGATCCTCAGTGCTCCGTTCACCACGGCCAACGGAGACACGGTCGCGACCCTCTGCGACAAGATCGTGGCCGCCGTCAACGCCGTCCTCGAGATCCCCGTCGTCGCCGCGGACGGCAGCACGGACGTCGACCTCACGGCGAAATGGAAGGGCGCCTCCGGCAACGATGTCGTGGTCGAGGTGCTCGACAGCACGGGCTTGGCGCCCACGACCGGGTTGACCTTCACGGTTGTCCAGCCCGCCACGGGCGCCGCTGACCCCGACGTCGCCCCCGCCCTCGCTGGGCTCGGGAGCACATGGGTCACCATGCTCGTCAACACCCTGGGTCCGAGCAACACGGCGGCTCTCGGGGCAATCAATGCGGTCGGGGAAGGCCGCTGGGGGCAGCTCGTCCGGCGTCCCTTCGTCTCCTTCGTGGGCAACACGGAGGCCGGCGTCAACACGGCGACGACGGTCACGAACGCGCGCCCGACGGACCGCATCAACGTCCAGCTCGTGGCCCCGGGCTCCCCGAACCTGCCCGTCACTGTCGCAGCGGCTCAGGTCCGGGAGATCGCGAAGGTCGCCAATAACAACCCGCCAACTGACTACGGCAGCCGACAGGTACGCGGCATCCTCCCTGGCCCTGACGCGGATCAGTGGGACTACGCCCAGCGCGATCAAGCGGTGAAGTCGGGCTCCAGCACCATCGAGGTCAAGGATGGGCTCATCAACGTGAGCGACGTCGTCACGTTCTACAAGCCCACCGGGGAAGTCCCGCCCGCCTACAGGCACGTGGTCGATGTCGTCAAGGTGATGACCATCATCTACAACCTGGATCTCGAGTTCAACCGTCCCGTGTGGGATGGAGCGCCGCTCATTCCCGATGGGCAGCCTACGGTCAACCCGAACGCGCGTACGCCCTCGAGCGCGAAGGCGGCCGTCTGCGCGATCCTCGACAGCCTGGGGCTCGAGGCAATCATCAGCGACGCGGCCACCGCGAAGAAGAACACCTTCGCGAGCATCAACAGCCAGAACCCGAAGCGCCTCGACGTCCAGACGACGGTGCAGCTCTCCGGGAACACGAACATCATCTCCGTGGACCTGTTCTTCGGGTTCTTCTTCGGCACGCCGGCCCTTGCGGCGTGAGCTAGGAGCGCAACATGCCGGCACCAGCAGTAGGCGGAAGCATCGAGTCGATCTCGATCCGTGGACGACTCTTCCCCGTGGCGAGCGACGCGGAGGCGTCGAAGAAGCTCGGCGGCTTCGAGAACGAGGTTCAATCGAATGGCAACGGGACCGCTCGCCTGGTAAAGACCCGGGTCCCGTGGAGCATCGAGGGCGTCCAGGTCGAGGTGAGTGACGCGCGGGCGGACGCCGAGTTCCTGCAGGAGATCGCGGACGGGCTCGAGTTCGTTCCCATCACCATTACGCTGGCGAGTGGAGTCACGTATCAAGGCACTGGCACGATCTCCGACACGATCCAGTCGAGCTCCCAGAACGCCACTGCCTCCATCACCCTCTCCGGGCCTGGGACCCTGAGCCAGCAATGAGCGCCGCAGTCGTCGATCTGAAGGGCGGCAAGTACAGGGTCGCCCTCGAGGTAGCCGAGAAGGAGTTCGTCCGCCTCTGCGACGCCAACCGCATCGACCACGACACGAGCGAATTGACGGAGGACGAACGGAAGGAGTGGGACGGCCTCAAGAGCGAGATTGTCCGGGAGATTCGTCGCGGGACGCTGATCGTCGGCGAAGACGGTAAGCCGACGTATACGCCTCCGGGGTCGTCGAAGGGTTACACGTTCCACCCGGCGACTGGGGCAACACTCATGGCGCTTGAGAGCTACGGCAGCGGCAAGAACATCTCGAATCTCGTGGCGGCCATGGCCGAGGTGACGCGGACGGACCGCGGTGAGTTCAGCAAGTTGCCGGCCAAGGACTTTCAAGCGTGCTCGCGAATCATGCGGCTTTTCATCACGGCCGCGTAGTCGACACAATCGTGCAGAACGGCGGCGACGTGAGGCTCTCGAGCGGTCTCAGCACCTATCGAGTCATGCTTCTGCAGATCGCCCGCGACTACGCAGGCCTGCCCGACGTGCGCACGCTCACCGTTCCTGAGATCGTCTTCTTCTACGGGGGACTTCGCCCCGAATTGACGAAGTACACGCGACCCAAACCCATGAAGGGACGTCACGGCTAGCAAGTTCTCCATCGAGGCCATCTTCAGCGCGGTCGACAAGATCAGTGCACCCCTTGCCAGGATAAAAGGAAAGCTGGACGGCTTCGGTAAGGGAGCGAGCAAGAGCCTTGCCGCGTTCGACAAGAAACTCGGGTCAGTCCACGAAGGCCTCACGAAGATCGCGGGCGCAACCGCCGCGATCGGTACCGTCGGGGGCCTGGCAGCGTTCTCGATCGGTAAGACCGGGGCCGAGTTCGAACAGGCGATATCGGCGGTGGCTGCCGTCAGCCTGGAGACCCGAGACCAGATCGCCGATCTCGAGATCAAGGCAAAGGAGCTCGGGGCGACGACGAAGTTCACCGCGACCCAAGCGGCCAACGCCATGGAGATCATGAAAATGGCGGGGTTCTCGAACGCCGACGTCCTTGCGGGCGTGGGCCCTATCCTGGATGCGGCGGCTGCGTCCGGACTCGAGATAGCAGAAGTCGCGGGTCACGTGTCGAACGCCCTGAAGGGCATGGGGCTCGAGACGAGCGAAGCCGGTCGTGTTGCCGACGTGCTGGCCGTGGCGAGCGCCAGAACCAACAGCTCGATCGGTTCTCTAGGCGAGTCTCTGAGTAACGTCGCGTCCACGGCTAAGCAGTTCAAGATCCCTCTCGAAGAGGTGGTGGCGGGTGTCGCCCTCCTGCAGGACGTCGGCCTGGACGCCTCGGTGGCGGGCTCTGCATTGAACACGATGCTGACGCAAATGGCGAAGCCGACGGACGAGGTCGCCGCCAAAATGAAGGAGTTCGGCGTCACCTTCAAAGACGCGAAGGGCAACATGCTGCCCTTCGAGCAGGTCCTGGCGAACGTCAGCAAGGCAGCGAAGAAGTCCGGCGGGAACATGGACCAGGTCGCGTTCATCGCCGACCTCGTGGGCCTCCGGGGGCAGAAGGCGGCCGCGAACCTCAAAGACCTGTTCGACACGGGGCGGGTGCAGGAGCTGACGAAGGAGCTGCAGAACGCCGAGGGCGCTGCAAAGAAGATGGCAGCAATCCGCATGGATAACACCATCGGTGATCTGGAGATGCTCGATTCTGCCATCGACGGCGTCAAGCTCGCTCTGTTCGAGACGCAGTCGGGGCCCCTCAGGGGAATCCTCAAGTCGATGACCAAGTGGGTCGAGACGAACAAGGATCTCATCGTCTTCGAGTTCCAGGTCTGGCTGAGGCGGATCACCGACAACCTTCCCGAGATCGTCACCTGGCTCAAACGCATCGGCGTGGCAGCGGTCGCGTTCTATACGCTCTGGGCGGCCGTAAAGGTCGCGGAGGTAGGGATCGCAGCCTACGAGATCGCCACGAAGCTGGCGACCGTGGTCACCTGGGCGTGGAAGGGGGCGACCGTTGCCGTCAAGGTTGCCGTCAAGGCAGCGGCAGCCGCGACGTGGCTGTACGAGGTCGCGATCAAGGCAGGTCAGCTGGCGACGACCCGGTTCACGGTGGCTGAGGTCGCCTCCAAGGTCGCCTTGTACGCCTCTCGGGCGGCCACTGTCGTGGCGACGGGGGCACAGGCGGTATACGCGGCCGTGGTCGGGACGAGCACCGGGGCTTTGGCGGCCTTCAAGATTGGGGCCCTTGCCAGCGCCACAGCGATCGGGGCGCAAGTCACGGCCATGGCCCCGCTGCTCCTGACCCTAGGGGCGGTCACGGCTGCCGTCATGGCGCTGGTTGCTGCGTGGGACCAATACAACAAACTCGACAAGGAACTCGAGGGGTCGGGAGGCATCTCGGGGACCATCGGCAAGATGTGGGAGATGGGCACGTGGGATCCGTTCGAGGCCCACGACGCTGCGATGAATGAGAAGGCCCGAGCCGAAGCCCGAAAACGCGACGAGCCCCAGGTCATCTCGCCCCAGGCCCGCGCGGCTGCCGAGAACGCTGAGGCAACCGCCAACGCGAACGTCGACGGAACCATCACGGTGAAGGCCGAGCCCGGGACGAAGGCCACCTCGAAGACGAAACCGCACAAGGTGCCGATCGTCGTGCAACCCTCGGGGGCGTTTTGAGCTGGCAGGATCGGCTGAAGGAATCGGCGTATACTTCACCGTCCGGAACCCGGATGACGTTCGTCTACGAAGACGTGAGCTACGAGGTCGACAAGCGCACGGCGGCCTTCAACTTCCCGGGGGTTGACGGGAGCTATGTACAAGACAACGGCCACAACGAGCGACGCTACCCCCTCCGCTGCATCTTTACGGGTCCCGACTGCGACCGACAAGCGAGCGCATTCGAAGCCCTGCTCCTCGAGCGCGGTCAAGGGAAGCTCGAGCATCCCCTGTATGGTCGGGTGAACGTCGTGCCCTTCGGCACCATCACCAGGCGCGACGATTTGCTGACGGCCAGCAACCAAACGATCCTGGAGGTCGTCTTCTGGTCGACCCTGGGCGCTGTTTACCCCTCGAGCAGGGTCAGTCCGAAGTTCGAGGTCAGCCAGTCAATCGCGACCACTCGGGGAGCGCTGTCGACGGGCTTTTCGAAGGCAGTGAACCTCGGGACGGAAGCCCGCAGGGTGAACGCGAAGGTTACGGTCACCTCGGTGCTGCGGGACATCCAGTC